CCAACATATAATTGGAAAGGTTGATATCACCAAGGTACAACTGCACGATGACCATGGTTCCTGCGCGGCACCGCACATCACCAAAACAATTGTTGAATTTTAGGTTTCTGGTTTTCTTGTTATACAGGGACAACAGTGCATTTGCCTTGTTTGCACCGTTTTCACCCTTCTGCAACTTTTCGTAATACTGAAGGATACCCCATTGATTTTCATGACTGGAATCCTTTGCAATATACACTTCCCGTTCACCAGTTTCTTCATTGTCATATGTCAGTTTGATTCTGTCATATGTCTGATCATCAATACTGGACGTGTAATCAAAATCTTCCGCGGCATCTTCATTCAACAGAATATCCAGTTTCATGGATGCAATGTTTTGTAATGTCAGACTTCCAAAATCATCATACAGACAATACAATTCACCCTTGTGTTGCAATTCCAAATCAAGTGCGTTCTGAATGATGTCAAACAGACTTTGGTTGTCTTCCACACGGGATTCAATTACATAACTGGTTCCTTCGATTTTTCCAAGGTTTAGATTGAAGTCCTTTGCAATCATGGAAATGACTTGTGATGCGGTTTTGTTTTCATACACATATGTGTCTTTATTCTTCAGATAACGCAACTGGTCATAAGCAGTCACTTCAATATGATGTTCTTTATTGCGTTTCTTCTTGAATACAAATCCGAAGAAGACGTTCTTTCCGTCCATCTTCATTCGCACCGCATCACCTTCTTCAAAGGCAATGTCCTGATCTTTGACAACTGTGAATTTCAGTGTGGAAGGGGATCCAGACCGTTCCGTTGTCCACTGAATCCCTTCTTCCACTAACGGTTGATACAGTTTGCCATTATGACTGATTAAAAGTTCAACGTTCATGTTGCCACCGCCTTTATGCTGAAGGAATCGTCAAGACCTGATCAGGATAAATCAAATTGGGATTTGTGATCTTGTCTTTATTCGCATCATAAATTTTGGTGTACATGGCACCGTTACCATATAACTTCTTTGCAATGTTCCAAAGACAATCACCCTTTTTTACGGTATAAGTGGTGTTTTTCTTTGGTGCAGGGGAATTGGTAACAGGTCTTTGATCAGTCACATTTGCTTTGTTATTGGATACCTTGACAAGTTTGGTTCCATATGCTTTGTACTGTTTCAGCTTGATGGAAACAATCAAATCAAACCCTTCGTTTGCCTGTTCTTTGACCGTGTAACTTTCCATGGAAACGGTCATGTTGTTGTCAAAGATCAACTTTCCATCAGGCATCTGACGGGAAACGATGAACTGAAACGGTTCCTTTGATGTTTTCAGACTTTCGAAATGGTTTGTATAATACGCAGGTGATTTGAATCCACCGTCATACTGTGCAAACGCATATTGAACCGCAGGGATTAACGCATCAAATTCCAGTTCCGTCAATCCTGCCTGACGTAAAAAGTTCACTTCCCCTTCATTGATCAGAGTCATGGTCTTGTTTGCGTTCTTGACCTTTAGCGTGAACTTTTCAGGGGCAATGGGAAGAAGTACACTTCCCATGTAAAAATAATACATTAGCTATGCACTCCTTCCGCAGTACGTTCCATTGCTTCATTGATACCAGTTACCATGTAATCAATTACACCGTCAAGATCCATGTTACTGTTGACAGTGTTATTGATACCGCCCATATTCACAGAAATTTCAGCAGTGGTGAAACGGTTTATTGCTTCTTGTTCTGCAACGTCACGAAGATATTTCAGATCTTCATGGGTGATATCCAAAGAATCCTTGATGTCACCCGTATTACCTGCAATTTCATCAAATGCAGGAACACTACCAATACCTTCCGTTAGCTTGTCAACTGAAAATTGATCACTAAGACCGCCACCGAACAAACCACCAATGGATTCTTCTACACTTTCACCCCAACCATATCCAGTGTTATAAGCATCACTTGTTTGCCAAGAAAACTTTGTCTGTACATCCGAAAGTAAACCCTGAAGTTTTCCAGTCAGATCTGACTTTTCTTCATAAGTTCCGTTTCCGTACTTTTCAACAAGTTCGTCTGCCTTTCCAGAAACACCATCCATCCAACCTTGAACGGCACCTGCAAGATTGCTTCCAAAAATCGCATCAATACCGTTTGCAATGGTTTTCAGAATTCCCAAAACAGTATTGGCAAGATCTTCGAACAGTCGGATAATCGTTGCAATCGGATCGTTGAAGATGTTTCCGAAGAAGTTTGCAAAATTGTCCCACGCCTGTGTAAGTGGTACCAAAACACTTTGAATGATTAAAGAAAGTAATGTCAAAAACAGATTCCAAATGACGGAAACTGCCGCTGTCAGCACACCAAGGATGACACCAGTTGCGCTAATGGTTGTACCTTGAATTTTGTTGATTGCCGCAATGACTGCGTAAATCAATGCAATAACTGCGATGATTGCAATGATGATCCAAGTGATCGGACACGCTAACAGTGCCGCATTGAAACCATGCTGTGCCGCAGTTGCCGCGAACGTTGCACCTGATGCCATCATTGTGGAAGCGGCACGAACGGATTCAGCTAATGCGGTTCCCATTGCAATTCCTTTGTGGATCAGAAGTGCCGCAGTATACAAACCAATTGCCACCGCTACACCCATTACAATGGGTTCAAGGACTGACCAATTGTTCGCAAGAAGATTGATGAATTCCAACAGTGGAACGGAAGCATAATACAGTTCGTTCATGATTCCCGTCCAGACCTGTCCCCAAGTCATGGGCATGGATTCAAACTGTGTGTTGATGTCATTCGTTGCACTAAGCCGGGCATTCTTCACAACATCAGCACTGATTTTACCGTCCTGTGCCAATGCACGTAATTTACCAATGGGAACATCCATGTAATCTGCGACAGTTTGCATGATGTTTGGTGCCGCTTCGAATACGGCATTGAATTCTTCACCACGCAGAACACCAGAACCCAACGCCTGTGTCAACTGAAGTGACGCGGACGCAATGGACGCTTGTTCCGTTCCTGCAATGGCAAATAGTTTATTCAGGTTTTCGGCAAATAAAATGGTTTCATCGTTGGATTTAAACGCATCACCTGCATTCAATGACAGCTTTGCAACAATATCAGCAGTGTCGGCAACGCTTGCCCTTGAACGGTCAGCGGAAGCGGTTATTTTATCAAACAGTTCTTCCGTAGTCTGCGCACCGTCATTGATCATGTTCAAACGTGCTTGTGTCTGTGTAAAACTATCAGACAGATTCACCAGTTGTCCCAAAGACTGCAAACTAACGTAAGCACCAACCGCACCAATGATTGTATCTGTTAAACCATCCATGGCAGTATTGCCCTGTTGGACTTTACGATTGAATTCTTCCTGTTCATCACCCATCTGATCCAATGCACGTGTTGCCTGATTCAATTCAGCACGAATCCCTTCAATACCGTTGGCATCCAAACCTTTTGAAGTTGCACCGTCCAAGGATTCCCACGTTGACAACATCATGTTCATTGCGTTGGTAATGCTCATGATGGGTGTTGACATCATGTCATTCAATCTGATTGCTGTTCCAATCGTTGACATCTTTATTCACCTGCCTTTCTTATTTCTTGATCTTACTTGCCTGTTCTTTTTCCGCTTCAATCTTTAGATCAATAGCGGCAATGATAAAGGCTTTTTCTTCCTGATCAAGATCCAAAAACTGTGAAGGCAAAATCCGTAGTTTGTGCAGAGCATAGTAAGCATAATTTGCTTGACTATCCCCTGCACGAATCAGTTTTTTGCTTCATCCACCTGTTCCTGAAGGGTTTGGAATCCACTGATATTCTGTACGAATACCATCAGATCCGTGTATTCCGCAGGATCATCCACCATTTCCTTGATCAGGTCTTCCGCGGACATAACACCATAGGAATTCTGAAGGTCAGCGTTGTTCAGATCAGGGAAAACCACCGCGGCACAAATCAATTTTGCCTGATATTTGTTCATATCCACCTTGGGACGGAACATATTGGGTTTACCTTTCACAGGAACTTCCATAGTGCAGGATTCACGAATTGCTTCATTTTCCTTTGTTGTCAGCGGCTTGATTTCCCACATCAGCGGTTCACCGTTTTCATCTGTCAGGGACTTGGTTACAGGGTGCATCACATTCTTCTTCTGAATCTTGTTCTGTTTCATGAACTTTGCGAAATTCGACATATTGCCCATCCTTTCAAATTACAAAATATAGTTTGAATATTTTTATGAGATAATGAAAAAATCCCCCACCATCTTTTGGATGGTAGGGGATTTTACGTTTACGTTTACATTACATATAAGAAGGATTTGCGTACTTTTCAGGACGGGTGAAGTCCTGTGCATAACCTTCAATTTCCTGTTCTACAAAATCACCGTCTGCATCGAACATGGAAAGAAGAACGTCACCGTCAAGAATACAATCATTGTAAATCTTCGTGGATCTGCCAACAGAAGTAGCAGGATCTTCAGAAGTAACCTGAATGTCCATAGTGGGCATCAGACCAGTATTCTTGTATGCTTCCACAACTTCATCAAAGATTTCAGTGCAGTGATATACTGTCATAGAAAACTTGATAGTTGCACCAACGGGTTTTACACCCTTAACAGTTCTACCAAGTGTAGGAACTTCCTTGGTTTCCACATTCATCTTTGCTTCAAATTCCTTTGCCATCAGCATTGCATATCTGCGATCACCGATGGTAACGAAGCAAGTTGCAAGTTTTGCAGAAGGGGCATCGTTAAAAGGCATATAATTAGACATTTAAATCTTCCCCCTTTCTTTACTGAACAGTAACAGTCATGTACAGTTTTGCCATACCAACGATAATGTTGACAGCATCACCGACAACAACACTGTTCTTTGCGTCACCCTGATTTACAGTGACATCATCAGGTTCGAATTCCTGAATTGCACGGATGTCCTGAAGAAGGGTGTGGTGCTTTACAATGTCATTCCACAGACTGATTCGACCTGCCGCATCATTGGGAACCTTACCAAGATACTTGGTGTTGAACAGAACTGCAATGTCATTTGCAATCTGATCCATAACACGAACGCACTGGTTTTCACCAAAGATTTCAACAGACTTGTCTTCCGTACCAGATACAAAACTATTGATATCTGCAAGGACACGAACTTCACCGTTGACATTGTGGAACATGAACTTGCCACTGGTCATTGCATCTTCCAGTTCAGACTGCTTGTGATCCACATCAACAGTGAATTCACCGTTATACTTCTGATTCAGAAGGGTCTTGTTGACGGGGCAACCTGCTTCCGCACCAGTTACCCAATAAACAAGATCTGCCTTGGAAGCAGAACCAACTGCATCACTGCAAACGTTGATAACGCCTTCATAATCAGATTCCTTGTCATGCAGAACACACTGGAACTTTGCACCAACGTCATCACGCATACGCTTTACAAATGCGGCATACAGATTCTTGGTGGTATCGTCCGTAATGACAACGCCCATGGTGTTGTAACAATACGCTTCAATCTTATCCAGATAGGTCTGATGGGAAGTACCGTCCACGTTGCCATTGGTACCGCCAGTAAGCGCGGCACCTGCTGTTGCAGACAGTTCTGCACCAGTCTTCCAGTCAACGAAATCATTTTCCTTCAGGTTTGCCGCAGATACAACTGCAATCTGTTCGTCAACAAGAGTTGCACCCATGTAAAGACGAACGTCATACTTTGCAGGTTCGTCCACATTGACGGTGATCGTTACCTTCATGTCATTACCACGAATACCTGCATACTTTGCCGTACAATAGGTGTTTTCTGCCTTTACGCCACCAGAAGTCAGCTTGTATGCATACAGGGTCTTAATATTCATGAACAAGTCACGAAGACCTTTCATCTTTTCATGGGTGAAAGGATAACCGAAGATCTTCATGCTGTTCTTCTGGAAGTCAGCAGGTGTGACTTCAAAAATAGCGTTGTCAACACCCCAATCAAGTTCAAGGGGCATCGTTGCAACACCACGGTCAGCAAGGTTTGCACTTGCCTTGCTAACAGAAACAAAGTTGATATAAGCACCATTCAGAATCTTATTCTGAACAGTGAAAGTGCCGCCACCAAGCATTTATTTCACCTTTCCTTTCATATATTCCGTGATCATGACTTCAACTTCTGAAACGGTATATTCCAAACCATCTTTCAGCAGTGCAGACACAATATCACGTTCATTACGGAACCGCTTAGAATTCATCAAAGCATCCTTTGTGAACTTGGGTTCCGTTGCCGCAGAAGCGGCAGTGTTCTTTTTTGTTGCCATATGTTTTATCCTTTCGCTTCTACCATAACAATATCAAGGTCTTCCATATTGGGTGTTTCTTCAGGATCCTTCAGAACAAAACCGTCATAGTTGACCGTGAATGTTAAAATATCATCTGTGATTTCACCGTGAAGTTCCGTTCCGTGGATCGGTTTATCAAACACAATCACATCTTCCAAGCATTCATACAATCGTTCCAATACAAAAATACATTCTTCAACGATTTCTTCTGTGGAAGGGATATACTGAATACTGAATTGATTGGTACGTTTATAGCACCGACCAAGAAAAACATTCTTTGTGGGATTCAAACAACGGATCATAAAACAAGGTTCCTGCAAACCCTGTTCCACCTTTTCCGTGTAAATCTCATAACCAGAACCGAATTCCTGAAACAGTGCTTCAGCAATCGCATCAATTAAATTTTGAATTGTCATTTGAAACACTCCTTCAAATAATTTTCCAGTTTCTTTTCCAAGATCCTTGGTGCAGATTTTCTGATTTCTTCTTCCGAAATCGTCAGCATAAACTTACCTTCCACCCATCCTTTGTGGTTTCTGGTTCTGTGTCCGAATTCGACATAAGACGCATATTCCACAGGATTGATGATTTCAATGACATAATCAGTTCCAACCTTGTCCACGGTCATGGAATTGGCGTATGTTGTTGCATTGGAATTCTTACCACCTGTCCAACCACGTCTTAAAGTACCACCTTGTTTTACAGTGTGACGGACTTTTTTAGTTCGTCCAGTGTCATAACGGTGTCTTTTACCTGCTTTGTCATCAGTGCCACTTTCTTGCCAATAATCATATACCTTTTTTGTTTCATAGGTATATGTCCCTTCACCAACGGGTGTACGTTTGATGACCTTTGCAAGCAGTCTTGCGGCAAGTTCTTTTGCACAGGAATTGAAGAACTGATCCATCTGTTTGGGATCACCCAACAACATGATTCGTTCTTGCAGTTTCTCTAATTCTTTATAATCCAAGCGGACATTTGACTTTGCCATTACGCCCACCCCTTGAACAATTCCAGAAGAATTTCCGTGTGTGTCTGATACACAGCAGGTGTTCCACTTCGTTTATATGCAGTTGTAACACCATTCTGTGTAACAGTGATTTTGGAACCTTCCTTCACTGTGATTTCAGGGGCAAAAAACAACTTGACCGTCTGATTGACTTCCGCAACGTCACCATCAGAAGTTGACGGACTGGATGAAAAAGACAGTCTGCAAGGTTGATCCACCAAAACTTCTACGTCAGAAAATCCTGTGGTTTTGTTCGGTTTTGTGACCTTCTTATGTTCCGTCACAGTAAAAGTTCCAATGTATCCTTGTTCCAAGGCACGTCTGACTTTTACCACCGCATTCTTCGATAACACAGCAAGTCACACCCCTTTCCTTGAATCAACCAAGAAAGAAGTCCTTTCATTTTTGCTTCATCGGATCCTTCTGCGCTGAAAGAAACAGTGGTGTCCCCTTCCTTCACAGATTGAATCATTCCATCCAAATCCAGATTGGTCATGTCCAATTGACCAGACATGAATTTTGCATTCAGCACTTCACCACAAACCATGTCAACAACCACTTCAAACAGACCGTCAGGAACAGTCTGATGATTGATTTCGTTCAGAACATGGTTTACAGTGCCTTTTGTGGTGTATGCAATCACCCAAGCATCTTCGTCAGTCGGATCATAACCAAAAGACACCAACCTGTTTACCACAGCTTCCGTGAAGGTGGTCAGGTTGGTGTCTTGTAGGATCTTGTTTACGGAATCAATGACGGTCTGAAGATTTTCATTCATTCAGACCACCCCGTTTCAATTAACCCTTGGAAACAATCTTTGCAATTGCAATTGCCTTGTGGGGAATTGCAGTGGTACCATCGTTGATGACGTTCCAGTTTGCACCGTTTTCAAGGTCACTGTTTGCGGCAGAAGCAGTAACGGAAGAAGGCTTTTCAAAGGAAATACCGTCGACACCGCAAATGTAACGGTCACGTACATACAGGGTATCCTGACCGCCGTTGGTCTTAGCATCACGGGACATCTCATAAGGAACTGCGTCACCGATATCATCAAGGATGATAGAACCTTCACCAAGGACATAAGTGGTGTATGCACCATCTTCAACAGGCATACCATCATCAATCAGCACCAGTCTGCCGTTCCAAGAAGCAAGTGCAAGGTCACGGGTAATACCGTCAGCGTCAGTGTAAGTCAGATACTTCATAAGTTTCATGTTTTCAAGGTTCGTTGCAACAACACTGTGCATGATAGCCATCTTGAAAGTTGCCTTGTTATCACCACACGCCTTCTGCATAGCAGAATTCAGAGTTGCGGCACCAACCATACCTTCACCATCAGCAGTGATGTCAAACACGTGATTGTCAAGGAAGTCCTTTGCGGCATTTGCGGCAACGGTACCTGCGGCAGTATCCATGGAGAAAACGCCCTTCAGGATAGCAAGAAGCATTGCTTGCTTCACTTCCATCTTGTAGTCTGCAATCTGTGCCGCAACATTATCCATGAAGTCAACACCTGCGGTAATGTTCTTGGAAAAACTCTTTTCAGTCCAACCGTCCATACGGGAAGCAACTACGAAACCCTGTTCGTAAGTAGTGGTGCTGGTAGACTGAATATCAGTTGCACCGTCATTGTTCTGGGAAGTGCCACCAGAAATACGTCCATAGTAAGGAACACGTGCGTACAGGGAACCAGTCTGGTTTGCCAGTGCATCATGTGCGTTTTCATTTACACCAATTGCACGGGACTTTGCAAGTTCGGTACGGGTTACATTGGGGATTCGCTTTACATAGGCACCAAATGCCTGTGCATTAAAGGACTTAGAATCAAACTTTGCCATAATAATTCACCTTTCTTTTTCAAAAATTAAATTTGTGCGTCAGGGTGTTCTGCCATGTATGCGGCAAGTTCAGAATAGGTCATTTTGGATGTATCAACACCCTTG